GGGCAAACGAGATCAGCGCTTTCTGGTGGTCAGGCCCTTGATGACCGGCAATTCGACTGGAGCAATAGAGACGCCCACGGAAGTCAAAGTCGTGTTCAAGCCAGATCGGGTAGGCCTTTACCTCCTCGGCCTGGCGTATCGCCTCCTCAATTCGCGCCCGCTGCGCCGCGCCGGCGTGCGCCTCCCAAGATTTCCACGGGTCACGCTGCACAGGAAACAACCCAGGGAGGTTGGAATCCCACGCCAACCGCTGCTGTTCAACCATCCATGGGTCGATCTGCAGCTGCTGCTGCTCAACGGTGTTGACAACCTCGATGGCGGTCTTGACCGACTTCGCCGTTATGTGGCTGAGGTCCATCGGCCGCCTGCTCGACACAAGCGCCTTCGGGCCGCGAACAACATCCGCCCAGGGCTCCGGTGGCAAAAGGGATGGAACCATCCGTATTGGTAACGGCCGCGGCGGGTTAAGCCCCACCACCTCCAGCGCGTCGTCTGTTGGCTCAACCAACGGCACACGGTCAGCGGTGAAGCGAATCAGGGTGGTGCTATTGGCGATGACCTCCAGCAGCAGCTGGCCCAGCTCTCGCCGCTCTTTCTGCGTCCACCCTTTCGGGTCCACATAAAGGGCGTTGAGGACGCGGTTGTCGATCACCTTGCGTCCGTACTTTTTCTTGAGCGTGTTCAACAGCACCACGCCCTTCTCTTGATACAGCCGGGTGGCCTTGATCTCGTCCTGCAGGGCCATGCCAATTCGCTTGGCGAGATCGGCCCGCCGCGGCCGGCGGCTAATGCCATCGATCACCACGCCCAAGGCGATGGCAGCAATCGAGCGCGGGCCACGATCGCAGAAGTGCAACAGAAGCGGCCATGCCCCCAAGTGCTTGCCCGCTGCGTGAGGGGTCTCGAGCAGCCGGGTGAGCATGGCCTCAAGGGCCACATTCACTGACTCTCCATATAGACGGAACAGCTCAGCGCCGTAACTGGTACAGCCTTCGCGACCGCTGGCAATCAGCTGGCGGTGGTTGTCCCTTGAGCGCTCAACGGCACGGCGCTCTTCCCTTTTCAGCCTCTGCCGATGCAGCAATTCCACAGGTGTGGACGCGCCATTTTTGGATTCCAACGTGCAGAGACTGGTGCTTTCAGCAGCAATTCCACCTCACCTGTGCACAGCATTTCCAGGGGTCATGGGCCGGCCTGTTGGCCTGGATTTCTCGAGTGCTCTGCACAGGTGGATGTGTTCGCAGCGCTTTTTAAGTCCGCTGCGTATGCCAATTCCGCCATGCTCCCGCCTTGCGCTGCAAGGGATCTCAAGGATCCCGAGCAGAGCCACCGTCGGCAGACTGCGGATTTTCCCCGCAGAAAAACCTATCCGGTGGACGCAGGCACATTACAAGGGGTGCGGGCCTGCAGGCGCTCAAGCTGGAAGCGGTACCGGCGGGCGGCCAGCAAGGCCTCGGCGGCGACCTCGAACGGGTCAGCCCCGGACATCGCCAGCTCTCGTTTCAGCTCTCGTACCTCCCTCTGCGCGGTGGTCATTGAGACCTCCACTTACAACTGCGCAAACTGTAACTATCCGTTGCAGTCTCAGAAAACACAATTCATCCACAGGTGAGGTACAAACGGCAGAGGACTTCTGCCCGATGAAGAGAGAGCGCCTTCACCTGCCGGAGGACTTGAGCATCGAAACCGGCCCTGATTGGAATGGCCGCTACTACGTGGCCTACCGCAAGGGGTGCAGCATGTTCTTCCGCGATGTGGAAGCCATGCGCCAGTTCCTGGCACTGCCCCGCAACTCCGCGTCCAACGGCGCCCTCGATTCCTGGCTGGCTTCACTGCAGGCGGCTGACGAAGACAAGGCAGCAGCCAAGCAGGAGGCCAGCAAAGAAACCAGCTTCGACCCGTTGGCGCATGAAGATGACCCAGCGCTCAGCACCAAGATGATCATCTGAAGTAGCGCGATACTGAACAGAGACTTCGCCATTGCGCGTCATGGCTGACCTTTCCGAAGAACTGCAAGAGCTACACGCTTCCGTCGTTCGCACGATCAAGAATCGCGTCGAACTCGGCGGCGAAGCTGAGGACCTGCGGCTAGCCCTGCAGCTGCTCAAGCAGAACTCCATCACGGCCAGCCTGGCGGAAGCCGACACCCAGGCCATGAAGAGCAAGATGGCCGGCAAGCTCAACTTCTCCACCCTCCAGGAGAAGGTGGTGCCAATCAGACCGCCCCAACCGTTGGACGCTGCACGCCACCCCACGCCCGGCCACGAGGAGTCGGCCTGAAACCCATCGCCAACTGATCGATACTGGCCCCTGCTTCTTCCAGGAAGGCTTGCCGCGCCATCTCCTCGATCTCCTCCTGACGGGTGGCCTGGGCCTTGCGTTGATCCTGGGCGGCGGCCTCAGTGAAGAACTGCAGCGCCAACGCCAGCGCATCAATCCGGTCGTCATGCACCAGGGCCCCGCGCTCAGTCGTGATGCGGCTCAGCTGATACATCAGTGAGCGCTGGTGGCCGTTGTCGGCATTGCGCTCAGCCTCTCGATAGTCCTTCCTGATCAGCTCGCTGCTGACTACCAGCCGGTGCTGCTGCACGATCGGGGCGATCACATCCACGATGCGCCTCTCCTTCTGCATCGACACCTTGATCGGCTCAATCGGGTTCGGGTGCACACGGTTCATCACCGGTGCCAGCAAGGCCTCGAACATGCCGTCGCCAAAGTTGCTTTCAACCACGGTCTGGTTGACGCCCCAACGCCGGGCCCGATCAGCCAGCAACCGCAGCACTTCCTCGGCGTAGCCCTGGGTGGTGCCGCCGCTCTCAAGCACAAACAGGTTGCCGTTGAGCTCGGCCACCACCGCCCAGGCCAGTTCATCCGCGCCACGGCCTGATGGGTCAATCGACAGCACACAGCGCCATGTCTCCTGCTGCGATACCCAGCCCTGGGTGAGCATTGGCCGGTGGTAGTAGCGATCGGCGCCCAGGCCCACGCACATCAGGTCCTGAATGCGTTGATCGGGGCCGGATGCCCAGCTCACCACCTCCGGCAATGCCTTGCCGTCCAGGTCCATCACGATCAGATCACCCAGGCGGATCGGATAGCGATCCAGGGTGGACAGGCGGCAGTTCAGCTGGAACTGCAGCTGCACCGATGCCCGGGTCATGGACATCTCACGGCGCAGCAGCTCGTCATGGCCAAAGCGCTCGGGGTCAGTCGGGTCCCCTGCCAGGCTGCTGTCCTCCTCCACCTCCGCTGCAATCAGTGGGTCGAGGCAGCCCTCGTAGCAATCCCACTCGTCGTCCTGCGCTGGGTTGGGATAGCGGGCCGGCCAGAACCGCTGCTGGTAGTTCCTCTCCCTCCTCATTCGCAGGTAAAGGCTTGACTCCAGGTGCGGGGTGCCCAGGAAGATCGTTTGCTTCGGCAGCTCCCCCTCTACCTCCGGCTTCCTGATCGCCTCCAGTTCCGTAATCGCCGCGGCCAGTCGCTCTTGCTTCAGCGGCGTGATCGAGTTGGCCAGCGTCTCAATGTCGTCCGCGATCGCACAGGTGCAGCGCTTGCCAGTAAGCGATGGGGACAGGATTCCCACCGCGCGGACACTCGGGCTCTGGTCAACGATGGCCGGCGCCACGTCCCACGCCTGCACCGAACTGCGACCATCGCTCTCGGGCTGCAGGCACTGAAGGATGTCGATGTCGCGCACCAAGCGCATCATCCAGTTGCTGATCTCCACCGCCTTGTCAGCCGTGGCCCCCACCAGCAGGATCTTTTCGCGAAAGGGGTCACGCCGCAGTCGCCACAGCGCGTAGATGCCCGTCAATGTGGACTTCCCGCAACCCCGGTAGGCGGTGATGATCTGCCGATCAGGACCACCCTCGAGATAACGCAAGATGCCCAGCTGTTGCTTGGTCGGTGTATCCGCCAGGTTCAGCTCTCGCAGGATGTAACAGGCGAAATGCGCCAGCGGTTCCAGCTCTTCCGGAAGCGGCTCCCAGTTCATTCCTGTTGCTCTTGCTGCATGGCTTGCAATGCCCGCAGTAATTGCGGGCGCTTGTCCTCAACTAGGTGCATCGAAGAGACGGTGCAACAGACCGAATAAAGGCCCTGCTGCATGGTCACCCTGCAACAGCCGTCATCAAGCGTGTCGACTGTCATTGACGCTTCCATCACTCAGCCGCGAAGGCTTCATCCACATCAGGGGTAGCGAGGTCATCGCCGACGTACTCACCCTTCTTGTTGCGGGCACGTTTGGCCGGCTTGGCGTCTTCCTCCGCACCGATGGCCGCGGCGACGACGGCTTCCTCAGGGGCACTGCCAACCAGGCCCAGGGCCAGGCGTTCGGTGTTGGTGAGGTAGGGCATTGCTGCACAAGTGAGATGTACTCATTGTGCTGCAGATGCAAGGAAGCCCTCACCATTCCGTAGAACGATGAGGGCTTCCCCCAACAACCACAACTGCGGGGACAAAACCCCGGCGTTGCAGTCGCAGTCAGCACCACCTGTTACTGCTCAAGGCAGGTTAAGGCATGGGCTTATTGCGCGTCAGCTTTGCGCGGACGTTTTGCAAGCCATCCCAGCCAGAGCAGAACACCACAGCCCAGAACGCTGCCACAAAAGTGAGCGCCAGGGCCTGCTGCCAGAAGGGCATCACAGCAATGGCAATCACTACGGCCGCGGCGATCAACCAGCGCTGCTGACGTTTGCGCTGGCGGACAGCGTGCTGTTGGGCCTTGAGCTGTTCCAACCGGTGATGCAACGCAGCGACCTGCCCATCAGTCAGCTGACAGAACAGGTCACTGCGAAAGACCGCATCAACCTGGTCGGCGCTCAGCTGGCTGATGCGCATTGGCTTCATTGCGTGGCTGCTGGGGTGTTGGCGTCAGGCCTCCTCGAACTCCCGCATGGCGAGAGACTGCAAAGCGACGCTGCCGGTAGATCGGACCATCCATGGGTTGAGGCGGTAGTAGGTCTCACCGGTCTTCGGGTCCTTGATGTGGCGGACCAGGTGCTGCTTCTTAAGACGGGCAATGGCGGCCCGGGCCTCGTTGGGGGTGATCTGCAGCTGATTGGCTAAGGCGTTGGCCGTCAGCCGCACCTTGCCGCTGTAGGTGTCTGTGCCGGAGATCAAGGCAAAGATCACCGACGCATCACGGTGCATGAGCTCTCTGCTGGCGAAGAGATCCATGAGCCGATCGATGTCCGTGAGTTGAACCATGACGAACGACGGTTTGCTGGTGGTGGTGGTCAGTGGGGGGTTGCTGGGACCTAGGCCCTAGGCCCCATGAACTGGCAGTTCGCACCCAGGTAGTACCTAGGTGGTACAAGCGGCTGAGAACCCAGTCCCTGACTGGAAGTGGATTTCAGCCCAGTCATACCAAGGGATCTGCCAGGTGGAGTATGTGCTTCGGTGCACAGGCGCACAGTAACCACCCCCTGCGCCCCTAGGCACCTACTCCGATCTCTCTGGATCTCTATTCCGCGGGCAGGGGAAACCCCCGGAACAAGAACGCGGAATCCCAACCCACTGTGACAACTCGCCGCCTGCACCTCACCCACACACCCCTGCCTCACGCCACAAACGGCTCCTTGCCCCAGTGGGTTGCACCTCTGCACTGATCCAACCCTCACCACACTTCTGGCCCTCCTCTCATCTCCTCTACCCGCAATCACACCCTCACCCCTACCCCCCCCCAGCCACCGTCACCTGATACCCCCGTTTTGGGGTCGCGCGATCTGATGGGGGGCCTGAAGCGCGTGCCGCCAGCGTTCCCCCTATGCCCCCCCTCTTTGCCCCTCTGCGGCCCGCTGAGGCCAGCGGTGGCAGGAGAGGGCGGGGCCTGCCCCTGAGGTGCCCTGCTGGGGCTGCTGGGGGCCGCTGGCGTGGGCCTGGCCAGCCGGCCCTGGTGGCAGGTGCTGAGCCCGGGTGAGCCCGGCTGTGCAGCGATCGGCAGAGCCGGGGGCCTGGCTCCAGTGGTGGCCTGACCTGTTTGCGGATTGAACAGGCGCTGACAGCTGCTGGGGCCGCACTGCAGCCGGGTGAGCCCGGGTGGCCAGCGGGTGGGGCCGTCTGACGCCCGGGTGAGCACCGGCTGAGCCCGGATGGCGTCGTGTTGAGGGCAGGTGGCAGGTGCCCTAGCCGATCACGACATCAGGCTTGCGTTGTATGCCGGAGGCGGCATACCCCACCCCTCACCACTTGACGCACTTGTGGCAGGTGGTGTTAGAACGGTGCACAGGTGAGATGCATTGCGTCTTGCCTGCCCAACAACCACCACCGGACTGATGACAAACACCGCCACCACAGCTGCTGCTGCTGCTGCCATGCCGATGCACTGCGGGCCTTTTCTGCAGGTGCTGATGGTGAGAGCTGCTGAGGCGCTTGAGATGGGGTTGATTCCCGAATGGGATGAGACCGGACGGCGTGAGCTCTTTTACCTGCGCAAGGGAACTGTTCAGCCCTACTGGGTGAGCGTTCGCCGTCGGCATCTGAGCCGCACTGATCTGATGGCGCGATCGGCACTGCTGAACTATGCGGCGGTGACTGATGACCGCGAGCAGGTGTCTGCTGCGCTTCTGCTGGCTGATGAAATCCGGCTGGGCACCATTGCGATCTGGTGACGTCTGCACTGAGGGCCTGCGGGCCCTCTCTGCAGGCCTCATCGCCTGCCACCCAACAACCACCACCGACTGATGACAACCACCACCAAGGGCCGCACAAAGAAGCGCCGCACGTATGACGGCCCCAGCGCTGAAGAGAAGCTGTGCACAGCACTGATCGAGGTGCTCGAGCGAGGGGTGAACCCCTGGCGGCGAGAGTGGGCACAGCTGGGGCTGCAGGGCCAGCACCGCAACCTGGTGACGGGTGCCGCCTACCGCGGCAGCAACCCGGCTGTGCTGGAGATGTGGGCCGCCTGCCGTGGCTACAACCTGCCGCTATGGCTGGGCTGTGCTCAAGCCAAGGGCAAGGGCTGGTATCCCCGCAAAGGCTCGCAGGGCTGCTACGTGCTCAGGCCTCAGCTGAACAAACGGGCCCAGGAGGATGAGAACGGGAAGCCGGTGCTCGGCCCTGATGGCCAGCCGCTCATCGCCGCGTGGGTCAGCTACAAGCCCGCTTGTGTGTTCAATGTCGCCGACCTGGTGGGCCGTGATGAAGAGGCTCAGCAGTCGCTGGATGCTGCGATCGCCGCGGCCACAGGTGCTGTTGTTGTCAGGCCTGAACCTGAGCGCCTGGCAGATGCTGAGAGGGTCCTAGGTGGATGGCAGGTGGCCACCACGTGGGGCGGTGATCGCGCCTTCTACAACAACGCAGCAGATGCGATCACCATGCCCACTCGAGCTCAGTTCTCGAGCGGTGCTGGGTTGTATGCAACCTGGGCACATGAGCAGGTGCACAGCACCGGCCACAGCAGCCGGCTGGCTCGCAAGCTGGGCAACCCGTTCGGCTCTGATGACTACGCCCGCGAGGAACTGGTGGCAGAACTGGGCGCCTTTCTGATCTGCAACCGGCTGGCCATCCCCAGCAGCACTGAGAACCACGCCGCCTATATGGACAGCTGGGCAAAGGTGCTCAAAGAAGGGCCAAAGGTCCTGTTCAAAGTGCTCAGCGACGCCACCAAAGCCGCAAACATGATTTGCGGCCCTGAAGTAAGCGAGGAGGCCTGATCAGTGACCCATAACCGCCTCGCCCTGTTCGCCATGGGCTTCTGCCTGGCCATCCTGTTCACTACTGCACAGCAGCCGCCGCAAGGGGCCCTCACGGCACAGCCGGCCACCGGTCAACACACCGGGCCCTGATCTCTGCACTGAGGGCCTGCGGGCCCTCTCTGCAGGGCTCACCTGCCCTGCCCAACAACCACCACCACAAGACCATGCGCACCACCGCTGAAGCGCTGCCAATCCACACCGTCACAGCCCGCTGGGGGATCGACAGCACCTGGGAGGACCGCTACGGCAACAGCTACCGCACCCAATCAGAGCCTGACTGGAAGGTGCTGTGGGTTCAACCCACGGGCGACCGCGAGTTTCCTTTCCTGATTCGGGTCCGATACAACGCCGGCCCGGGCATGGCAAACCCATGCACCTGGCGGGTTCCTGATCTGGATTCGGCCCGATACGACCTGTCGCAGGCGATCGCCCTGCCGTATCTGGCCTGAACCCTGCCCGCGGCCCTGCCCGCCTGGGTTGGGCCACCTGCAGGGCTCTCCCGCCCTGTGTCACCAGAGGGGTCCTATGGAACCTGTCTCGCTACGCGATCGGCTGGCCATCGCCAAACGGCGGCCCGCGCGAATCACGATCACCATCAGCTACGCACTGCACCAGAGGCTGATCACAACAGCACTCGATCAAGGCCGCAGCATCTCGAACCTGTGCGCACACGTGCTCGAGATCGGGATGCCGCAAGACGGCTGATGGCTATGTGGCGGCGCCTGGCTGGCGTCGCCTTTCTTCCAACAACCTCCACCCAGGCCATGCCCAACTTGAACACCGCCGCCGATCTGGCGGCTTTTCTTGCCGCGGCCAGAACCGCTGACCCTGATCTGACGGTGCAACAGCTAGAGGCCCTGGTGCTCGTGGCTGCGGGCCAGGCTGATCACGCCTCTGATTTCATGGCGGTGATGGGCGTGAGCCAGTCCACCGCCACCCAACTGGCCAGCAGGCTCAGAGGCAAGGGCCGGTGCAGTGGCTGCCCTGTCAGCTGGCTGCGCACACGGCCACACCCACACCGCGTCGGCAATCAGCTGCTGCTGGGGGATAGCGCAAGGCAGCTAATCACGCTGTATGGGATCCGAGGCGGCCAGACGACGCCTGGCCAGCGGGCGCTGGCCGCCTAGGTGCAATGCTTCTCACCTGCGACAAATACAATGCAGATGCACTACGCGCTACTCCTCTCCGTGGAAGTGCCCTATCGCCAGTGGTGGACAGGGTTTGAGCTGTGGTTTACCCCTGTCACAACGCCTGCCCAGCTTGCGGTGCGCAAGTGCCACACTCCTAGGAGCCGCACCCGCTTTGGGCCATGGATTTACGTCAACTGGACCGGGCTCTGGGCATGTTTGCAGTCCTGGAACCCACTCACTTTTACGCGCACTTCGCTCAGGTCTTCCTGGTCATCGCCGAACACGAGCCATGCACCCTCAAGTTCGTCGAGGACAAGTTGAACCTCTCCCCAGCTGCTGTATCCCGGACTGTTCATGCTCTGGGTGATCAGCACCGCAAGGGCCGGCCAGGCTTCAACCTGGTCACTACTGCACGAGATCCAGAGGAAGGCAGACGGTTCATCGCTCTCCTCACACCAAAGGGCAAAGCGCTGAAACGACAGCTGCTGGAGCTCTGACCTCCCAAACCAACAACCACCTGCACCATGTCTGGCTCTGTTCGTCGCACACCCACCGGCTGGGTCGCTGATGTCACCGTTGCCGGCCAACGCAAAACCGCTCTCTGCAAGACCAAACAGGAGGCCCTGGGCCGCAAGCGTGAGCTGCTCGAGCTGCTGCTGCACAAGGACGCCTCACCCCTGCCGCTGTTCTCGATGCAGGATGCACGGCGCCTGTCCCTGGATGTTCGCTGGCGTGGCTGCAGCTCTGAGCGCACCGCCGGCCTCTATAGCCAGGCCGCTGTCGACTACTTCGGTGCCAACACCCTGCTGACTGACATCACCACCCCTCAGATCGACGACTGGCGGCGCCATCTGCTGGGATCAGGCAACCGCCCCGCCACCGTCAACAAAAAGGTTTCAGCGCTGCGGGCGATGTTCTCTGACGCCCAGCTGCGGGGCCACATCACCACAACGCCTCAGTTCCCAAAACAGCTGAAGCTCAAGAACACCAAGGACCGGGTGATCAGCGATCGCGAGCGGGATGGCATGTGCCAATACTTGGTGAGCATCGGCCATGCCGCCGCGGCCGATTGCCTGGTGTTTCTGCTCGAGTCCTGCGCCCGCTGGGGCGAGGTTGAGCGCCTGCGTGGTGAAGATGTGGACCTGACGGCGAGAAAGGTCACGTTCTCGATCACCAAGTCCAACCGTGTGCGCTCTGTGCCGCTCACATCGAGGGCTGTGGAGGCGATCGAACGGCACTTGCCTGCTGTGCGTCGACAGCATGTGTTCCCCTACAAATACTGGGAGTTTCAGCGCCTGTTCCAGAAGGCCAAGGAAGCCATTGGCTGCGGTGATGACGACGCCTTGTCGGTGCACACCACACGCCACACCTGTGCCAGCAAGCTGGCAGCCCAGGGCATCCCTCTGCACCAGCTGATGAGCTTTGGCGGCTGGACGTCACTGGCCTCTGTGCAGCGCTACCTCCACCTGCAGACCGACGCCCTCGCAGCCTGCGTGGCAGCGCTGGAAGCGAAAGCGCTCGAGGGCCGGTCTGACCTTGACCTGATGGCTGCAGGCAAGATCCCTGGCCCTGGCGCCATTTATCAGGACCGATAGGCCCACCAACAGCTACTGCTGGGAGCAAAGACAGGCGGTTAGATGGTGCAGAGGCCCGCTGCACATGCCAATCGAACAAGTCCAGCTCACCGATGAGCGGTGGCTGCAGTTCTGGCGGCATTACAGGGGCCTTGAGCATCAAGAAGCCGCGGTGATCAAGCTGGGGCAGCAGATCAAACAATCTGACCCCGGCCTGCTCACCGAATCAGCCGACTGGGTGAATGACTGGCGTAGCCCAGTGCTGTCCAACCCGGCGACAAACACATGGGAAGGCGTTGAAGCCGCAGCCAAAGCAGCAGGTGCCCGCTGGCATTCCCTCGTCGCCGCGCAGTGGGCACTCGAATCAGGCTGGGGCAAGCACGCGCCGGGCCACAACTACTTCGGCCTGAAGGGGCCAGGCGCATCCCGCACAACCCGGGAAGTCGTGAATGGCAAGACCATCACCATCACAGATGAGTTTCTTAATTTCCACAGCCTTGATGAGTGCGTCGGGTACCTGGTCGATCGCTGGTACCGCGACTTCACCGCCAACGGCAAGATCTATCGGGGCGTCAACCACTGCAGCAGTGCAGAAGTCGCAGCCCGTGAGCTACAGCGCCAGGGCTACGCCACCAATCCACGCTATGCCGATCTCCTGATCGATTTGCTGCGCAAGCATCGCCCCTCCCAAGGCGAGGCCCTGCCCCGCAATCCGCTCAACGTGCGATGGCAGAGCCAGCTCGATAACAAGAGTGGCCAGGGCTATCGCGAATGTTTCTCTACATCCTGTGCAATTCTGGCCTCGTTCTGGGGCAAGGTCCTCGACGGCGACGATGCCTACAACGCCGTGCGAAAGAAGTACGGCGACACCACAAGCGCAGAGGCCCAGCTTGCAGCGCTGCGGTCCCTTGGCCTACGGGCTGACTTCCACACCAACGGCAACCCCAAGATCCTTGAGGAAGAGATCAACGCAGGCCGGCCTGTTGCTGTTGGCTGGCTGCACAAGGGCCCAGTCGCCACACCCAGCGGCACTGGGCACTGGTCCGTTGTGATCGGTTACTCCGCTGAGCAGAGAGCCTGGATCCACCACGATCCAAACGGTGAGGCCAACCTTGTCGGCGGCGGCTACGTCAACAACACCAAGGGCGCTGGCGTGGCCTACAGCTACAAGAACTGGAACCCGCGCTGGATGGTGAATGGCACCGGTGGCTGGTACCTCACCTGCAGGCCCTAGCCCTGCCCCCGCTTCTTCTTGCGGCCGTGGCTCGCCTTGCTGCCGCGGCCTCCGCCTTGCGCCGTCTTCTTGTGCACCGGCTCTGGGCGTTCTTGCTTGATGTTCTGCTTGGGCTTGGCCATGGCTAAGTCCTGCGAGAGGCCTGCCATGCCTCGCCAAGGTTCTCTGCTGCCTCCTTGGCAAACCAGCGGGCGATCGCCGTCTGCTGGTGCCAGTGCGTGTTCAGCAGCATCGCCGTGTTGAACAGCCCCTCGTAGTCACCGGCCTGGTACAGGTCAAATAGCAAACGCTTGGTGGCTTCCTGCCTGAACTGCAGCTCCTGGTCGATGGCGAAGGGCTGCATGGCTATTTCTTGGCGAGGGGGCTGACGATGCCGGCCAGGATCTCGATCGCCCTGTAGAGCTTGACCGCCAACCTTGAGTAATCCCTCAGTGCCTTGTCATCCTTTGGGGTTGGCGTCATGTTCACCACCACCAAGGCAACGCCATGAATGGCAACAGCCAGGGCGACGTAATCAGAAAGATGCTTCATGGCCCCTTCCTTTCGATGACTCGCAGCCTGTCCTCGTGATCGCGCAGCATTGTCTGCACCCCCTCGAGGATCGTTGTGGTGCGGGATTCAAATCGCCCCAGGCCATTGGCGATCTTCCAAAGCGCGGCGACACCAGAGCCGCCTAGTCCGATGAGGGCAAGGATCGACGCTGGGTCCACCAGTTACTTGGGTTGCACCTCTGCACAGTAACGAGGCCACTGGCAGTGGCAAACGCGCGAAGTCGCCTAGGCTTGCATCCTCATCCTTTTTTAGGCTCTGAGGCGTCCGCTGTGCCCGGCAGCGGTGAGGCTGGCACCGCGTGAGGACCAGCCACCGGGCACCCTTTTGCGGGCGGATCAAGAAAGTATCTGCCCGCTGGTCACGCCACCCTCAAACGAGATGGTGTCATCAGCAGGTGCAGGAATCGGCTGGCTTGGATCAGCAGGCCACACCGGATAGTCGGCCCCGGTGATGTAGGCAGCCAGCTCCTCAGTGGTGGTGGTGGCAGCAATGGCAGCGACCTTCTCGCCGGTTTTGATCCGCACCAGCTCGCGCCATAGCTTCCAGTCGAGGGGCATCTCGGTGCCGTTATCGGCCTGGCGGATCACCATCCAATCGGTGGGGGCAAGCAGCGTGCCGGCGGTGGTGCGGGTCTGCTGCGTCCACTGCTCAACGAGTTGGGTGTGGTCCTTCCAGATGAGATGACCATCAGCGTCATAGCCCCATGCCCACCTCTGATCCCAGCTTGGAGGGTCAGCCTGCTCTGTGATTCCGATGGCTGCGCGTTGCTCTGGCGTCGATAAGCGAAGCCAATTCGCGGGGAATTGAATCAACTGCCCATCGGCGTCGGTGGCGGTGAACGCCACGTCGGGGCTCAGGGGCTTGCCGTCGAGGATGAACATGGCTGGTGGTGCGGTGTTACATGGGGTGGGCCCCGTGGGGCTGATTAGTCTTGTTCACTACTAGCGGGCGCGGGCGTATTGGAAGGGCGATTCAGCCCAAGCGAACCCGACATACGTGCCGCCTGAGGCGTTCCATGAAGCGAAGTTATCGCGCAACTTAAAGCCGTTCGACAAAACGTCAAACAGGTTGTAGGTCATCTCTGAAAATGATGCGTTTGCGTACAAATAAGTCGTGGCCAAGTTGTAAGGTGACCGCGAGGTATCGACCATCAACCAATCACCGGTTGAGTCGGTGCGCTTCAAGAGTATTAGCCTGGGGCGGAAACCTAGCCATACCATAGGCCCGTCACTTGACCCATTTCCAGAATACGAAAACGAGTTAGCGTACCCGGATACTGGGCTAAACGCATAACAAATACAGTCAGCGGCATAACCAAACAAATTGCCTTGGTTGATCGTGAATACAGTAGATGTCGGTCCCGTGCCAAAGCAGGCACTTGACGAAACAGAAGCGTCAGTTGTGTTGAGGCGTAGGAACGCATCGTTACCTATTGATTTATGGTAAACAACCCAGTTTGATGTTCCTGTTCTCGGGCGCATGACCATGAATGAGGGCGCCACGCCCAAACCATGACCGATAGTGGCGGTGCCAGATGCGGCACCTGACCAACCAATTACAGCAAACCCCGCCGTCGCATTAGTCCGACGACTGCTTTGTATGGAGCCTGTGTTATCTGTGACGGTGGAGCTGCCGGCGTCCCAGGTCCAGGCGGCAAACGTCTGACCGTTGGCGTTGGTGCCTATGTAGCTGGTGGCATCAACCGTGAAACCATCAGATGTTGTGGCGGTAATGGTGTTAAGTGTGCTTTCCGCAGACGTCAGGTTGCTGTGAAGAATGTTGCCGACACCACGAACCACGTCGGCTAGCTGGTGATCGTATGTTGTGCTGCGGCTTTTGATCCAAATTAGATCCGGGCTCATGTTCAAGCCGCTGATCGTCTGCGTGCTGCCGTTGCCCGTGTAGAGCTTTACATCGAACAGGTCACTAGGCTTCGTGACTACTGGGGCGGGCAGGTTTGCTGTGCAGAGGGCTTTGAAGCCGCTGGGGGCGGTGTAGGCGAAGGGGCGTTGGCCGAAGTTGCAATCCATCACCCCGTATTGACTGTCATAGCTGATAATAATTGGCGCAAGCTCACGTCCTGCAGTGCCCCCTATAGTTCCGGTGGCGACCTGAGTATTGT